AATCCACCATCAGCAGTTTTCATAGTTGCGTGTTGATCTGCACTTGGCAAACTACTATCATCTATTGGTGGAAATTGTACTTCATCAACTTGGAAGTTTCTATCAGGATTTACAAAACCAACTATAACTCTATTGTATCTTTCATTCTTTGTTGGAATAGATAAATTATATCCACCAATAATATCATCTTCTGTTAATGTGATTGCCGCAGTTCCTGTTGTTTCAATAATTAATTTATATTTACCCTCTGTGTATGGAAGATAACCTCTACAACCTTTTAATATTTCTCGAACATTATCAATAATTTTTTGTGATGTATCTAATGCAACATTAGTATCAAAAATATTAATATTACTTGCACCTGAATATGGTTCTACTTGTGTTTCACAAACTACTGACGCATCATAAAAAGATTGTAAATCTATTTCACTAATTGCAATTCCTTTACCATATCTTTCATTTGTTAAATAATCTAATAAACACCATGCTGGATTAGTTTTAAAAGCCGCAGTTTGTGCAACTAAACTTGAATTATAAGATACAACTTTTTTACCTTTTATCTTTGCCTGTACTTTTGGTATTCCTGTAAATGCGTCTTGATTCCATTTAAAACGAATTGCAAGATAACATAAACCTCTTAATCTATGATTACTTCCCCAAGATGATAATGTAGATAATAAACTAGATGCAGATTGACCATCTGTACCGAAGTGTGGTTCTACCCTAATTAAACTTTCTGAATCTTTATAAAAATTACTATCTCCGCTTCCAACTTCTACTGCTGTACCATCTGAAAATGCAGATGCAAATGTAACTACTTTGTCATCAACTCTTATTTCTTCAATAGAATTTATTTCTCCCTCTGACATGACTATGGCCATATAAAGATAAGTATTATCTGTGCCTGATGTTTCCATAAACACTCTAGTACCACCAATAAGTCTTTCTCCATAAACTACAGGAATATTTGCGTCATTAGATTGTTTATTTAATAATATACCTCGTTCAAAATCATCAAATTCATTTGTTCCAAAATCTTCTATCTCAGGAACTTTTGGTCTTAAAATCCAAGATAGGAATAGTGAAACTCCTAATGATAAAAGAGGATTTAATCCTAAAACTTTTGTTATAGGTTTTAAAACTACACCAGCCGCTTTTTTTAACGCACTACCTATACCCATTATTCTCTACCCCATTTAATATCTTGTACTGTTTGTGATGCAAAATCCATACCTACATCTCCACTAAAAAATCTTTGTTGTGATGTATTATTTGTTTTTCTTCCGTTTTTCTTTTCAAAGTCAGCCCAATGAGAGACAATAGATAAATTTATAGAACTTGCTTTATCTGTTTCTTGTATTGTAAAACTTTCTATTTTGCCTTTGTAAAGCATCATTGGGTCAGCTATCAAAGCATTAGAATCATCTAAAAAACCTCTAAATATTGTTACACTATCATTAACTACATTTTCATTTAATACTGTAGATATAAATGTTTGATCTGCACCAGATAATGTGAGTGATATGCTTGATTTTGTAACATCTGTTTCTTCACTATGATTAGATATACCTAATATAAAATCACTTGAAGAATAAGTAACTGATGAACCTGAAACTGATGATGTAAGTGGAAAAGAGCAATCTGTTATATTAACAGGAGTGCTGAAAGCAATAGTAATAAGATGAACAGGCCTAATATCATTTGTTGCTAGTTCGTTCTTTACTGCTGTTGTCAGGCTTCTCGTCATATAATTCGTAGTTAGTTTGGGTTACACTTTCTGTACCTTTTAACATAGTATATTCAAATTTACTATTAGGTTTCTTATATTCTTTTAAATCGTTGATTGATGTATCAATCTCATCTTCATTGACAATCACTTCAGCAATAAAATCAGCGGTAATTTTGTGTGTAATTTTATATTTTTTCACTATAGAGATTCTTCTACGTCAAATTCAAATTGATACAATAATGCACCATCTTTAGCTGTACCTACTGCACCAAACTCTTGAATATCATTTGTTAAATGTACTGTAAAGGCAACATTATCATAAGTTACTATTGAATCATCTGCTAAAGCTGTTGTTAAAGGTGGCTCTATTGTAACTGTTGAAGCATTACTAGAAGCCTGAACATCTGCTACAACCATATATACTTTGTCATGTGATGCAAATTTAATAAAGTCTCCAGCTTTAAAAGCATGAGGATTATCGTTATGATGATTGTCCATAGCTATTGTTGTATCTCCTACAGCATGAACACCATTTACTCTTACTGTATTTGTTTCATTTCCTCTTGCATCTTTTATTTCTGGTGGAGATATTGTAAAGTTTTCTTTACCTGATCTTTGTTTAATTATAAAAGCCATTAACTCTCCATAAACATCTGTTCTAGTTCCTGTAATAATACGAACAGTAAAACCAAATCTTTGACCATCTATTTGTCTAGCAAGTTTCTTACCAGATTGAGATTTAGATATAATTGTATTTTGGATAGACTTTATTCCTAAAGTTTCAAATTTAGCATTAGATATTGGAAAAGCACCTGACATTAGATTAAGTTTTTACTCCCTCTTTCATTAACTGCTGAATTTATTATTGATGTAATAGTTCCTCTGTTTCTTATTAATAATTCATCAAAACCAGAAGCATCTAAAGTGTTTATATTAAAATTAACTGTAGTTTGTCCACCATTTGTTCCTCTAGCGGCTTGTTGTATTTGACCAGATTGATTTGGCACAAATAATTCTGCACCTTGTTCTCCAACAATATATGGTTTACCTTTTGAAACTGCACCACCACTTGCTCTCATACCAAATGCACCAGCAAAAGAACTAAAAAATGAAGCACCTGATAAAGCCGCTTGTTTTTGTTTTTCTCTTGTAATTAATTTTTCAATAGCAAGTTCTACGCTTTTTCTTGCAACTATTTCTATTAATGCACTTAAAACACTAGCCAACAATGTTCTTGCCATCTCTTTAAAACTTCCAAGTAATTTTTCTCCAAACACAATAGATTTAGCAAGAGTTTGAGACATTTTTGTAATACCACTATTAATTCCTACTGCTATTGTTTTTTCTATATTTTTAAATTTATCTTGTAAATCTGTAAGTCTTTTGCTGTTTATTCCTTTTAATTCTTCTCCTATCTTTTCAAAAAGATTTTTTTGTTTTTCTATTTCATTAGTAGCTTCTTCTAATTTTCCTTTATTGATAGGTATTTCAGGAGTTTTAGGTAATGGTATGCCTAAAAATTCTCTTAAATCTTTATATAAGTCAAAAGATATTTCTATAGCTTGATTTAAAGCATCTAATGCTTTGGTTAATCCCTCAACAACTACTGCTAATCCTTTTCCTAATGCTTCTGCAACAGGAGTTAATAATGTTAAAGTTTCTGATAAAGTATTATTCATTGTGGTTAAAGCACCACTAAAACCAGCTTGACCAATTACATCTAAACTATTTCTAAATGCAATTCCTAAATTAGAAGATGATGTAGATAAGTTATCTAATTTTTGTTGAGTAGCACCAGAGAAAGTTTTTCCTAAAGAACTTTCTAAAGCATCTAATATTTTTTTAGCACCCTCAGTTGTTTGTCCAAATTTAGATATTTCTAATCTAGTAATACCTATTTCTTCTTCAAGTAATCTAAATATAGGTACACCACGATCTGCAATTTGGTTTAATTCTTCAAGACCTAATCCACCTTGAACACCACGAGAGAATACTCTTGTTAAAGCATCTAATGTTCCTAATTGATCTGTAGTTACAGCCGCAGTATCTGTGAAAACTCTTAGTAGTTTTTCTGTTGGTTCAATACCTGATGCTTTTAATGTAATAAATGATGTTGTTAAATTTTCTACACTAAACTGTGATCTCAAAGCAAAGTCAGTAATAAAATTAAATGCCTCTGCACCTTGTCTAACTCCGCCTGTTACTGATGTTAAAGAATCTCTTAAATCTTCAAAGTTAGATGCAACATTTCCTATTGATCTTAAAGCTACTCCTGTACCAAGTGTAACAAAAGCACCTTTTAAACTAAATACAGCATTTTTAATTGAAGCAAGTCCACCTTTAACTGATCTTAAAGCACCTTTTGTTTTATCTTGTGCTAATATATTTATCTTTAAATTTGCCATTATCTGTGTCTTGCTTTCCTCATTTCAGATTCGTGTTCCTCTTGTTCTAGTAACATATATCCTAGCCAATGATTATACTCCCAAACTTCCATTTTTAAAAGTTCGGATAGTGTTATTTTTAATCTATCTGCAACGATAAGTAAATTTTTTAATTCTACGGAATTTTTTAGTTTTTTTTTACTTCGTCAGGAGTGATGGCTGATACCATAGCAGTTGATATTCTTGATAAAACATCTGAATCTACTTTGTACATTAAGGCAACTTTATCTTCTGGTTTAAAAAGTTTTTTACCATCTTTATCTAGTGCTTTCATAACTAGAATATCAGCAAGAATACTTACATCTGATAGATTATCTGATTTCTTAAAAAGAATATTCTTTTCAGAAAGGTTTATAGGATTCCAATAAATAATAGTAGAGTTTCCATGCTCATCTTTCCATTCAGGCACTTCAATAGATTGAACACCTAAATTCTCAAAATGAGACTTAGCAATATCAATAACTGACATAAATTAGGATTATACAGTTCCTATAGTTAATGCCCCTGTACCTTGAAAAGTAACAGTTCTTGAAACGATTGCGTCCATTGAGTTATTAACTGACATTCCTGTAACAATTCCTGTTCCTGTAAAACTTCTGTCGCCACTTGAATTACCCTCAGGCAATAAAATAAAAGCGATAGAAGAACCAGCAGTTAAACTTGTTTGTGGACTATCTGTTTCATCAAAGTGCATTTCTAATGTTCCAGAGAATGAAGTTCGACCAGCAACAAATGATTTAGTAGCATCTGTTAAAGCTGTATCTTCTACAACATCTCCTGTAGTTTCAAGTGTGAAACCTGTAAGTTCGCCTATACCCGTTCCACCAGCAGTAACTACTCCTTCTTTTCCGTGATGTGTTGCCATTTTTTATCCTTGTTAGATTTTGGTTTAGTTTGTTTTTCTTGCTTATAGCCCAGACTTAAAAAATGTTCAAGATTAGATTCATTAATAACTATCTCTGAATTATCTTTATATAATTTAATATCTTTAGCCATAACGCTTTTTACTATTTATCGTCTTCCTCGTCAATATCTTCTTCATCTTCTTCAAAGTCATCTTCTTCTAAATCTTCTTCTTCCCAAGTATGATCTTCGTCTTCTAATGAATTTTCTCTAATTTCTTCGATTAAATCTTTTACTTCTTCACAAAGCATAGATTCTTTATCGTGCATCTTTTCTATTTGATCTATTTTTTTTGCTATCTTATCTAATAATTTATCGTTTTTCATTTTATCTCCTATGGTGTTCCAGCTTGATATTGATACATACATCTTATAGTCATTCTTATACCACCTACAGGAAATAATGAACCCTCGTCAGTTTCTACTTGAACGACCTCTGTATCTAAAGCGTTTCCACTTCGAGTAATATCAGTTTCTAATGAAGTTTCAATAGCAGTTATTAATTGGTTTCTTAATGTATCAATATTAGATTCCGCACCTTTTACAAAACCAGATACAACAAAATCTATTGTACCATGCCTTGTTTTTGCACCACTACCTAATTCAGAATCATCTCTATTTTCTTCTGATGTTTGAA